GTTTAGAAACCGACATAGAGGGGTGTGATCCGTCTCTGAAGTAGTCGTTGTCAACAGCGTCCATTTGTCCTTCCGTTTTGGAATTAAAATGGTGCGATCTTTCCTCAACTGTTTCTTCAGGTATACGAGCCAATATCAGCCCTCCTACCCCAATACATCCTGCGTGTTTACCGTCTTCAATGGTGGGAGCTTCGAAGTCCGGATACTCATCTGCTCTCACAGGTTCATATCCTTCACGGAGTCTTGCTGACATGTTCTTTGTGTCAGATTGTCCGCGGACATCGGTTCTTATCCACCTATGTCGATAGCCTTCAGGAGGCGGGGGCGCATCCAGTGCGGATGGTGGAGACCATGGTTTACGTCGAGCTTGTTTTTCTCTAGTATTGGTCTCGCGTGAAGCGCGAGTGTTGTTTTCTGTTTTTTTAGTCATGCTTTACTCCTTCACGTGTTTTGCATACTCTTCTAGTGGCACACCTAATTTCTTGGCAATAGCAACCTGTGATGGTGTGAGTCTCACAGTGTTCTTGCCGCGCCCTCTTTTCGGACTGCGAGTTGCAGATGCGACCGTTTGGGCGGGACGCTTATTCGTTTCAATGACAGAAGTTCCTTCATCAAACTTATGGGGAAACTCTGCCTTCATTCGTTTATCTATCTCATCATAATACTCATCTTCGGTCCCGTCAAACCCTTCTTCCTCTGTTAATTGACGATGATGAACAAAACTGGTCATAGTCATAGCGGCATCTTTGCCAAACCAGTCGTTTTTTGCTGCCCATGCTTCCGCTTTTGGATCAGGCGGTGCAGGCGGCGCGTTTGCGACATTGTTCTCAAAAACTTGATCCAACGTAGCCGGAGGAGGTGTTTTATTTGCTTGCAGTTTTCTTTGCTCGTTTAAATTTTTAAGGTTCTGTGCTTCAACAGCGAGTCTTGCTAGTTTTTGTTGTGCTTCTACCTGTCTATCCACTTCGTCATTTTGAGTGGCTTGTCTTAGTTGTTCTTTGGCCGCTTCTGTTTCAGTAATACGGTTCGCAAACTCTACAATATAGTTTCCGTCCAAAGTGGTGTTCTTGGTTTTAAGTCCTTCGTTTTCTTTTTTGACGCTTTCGGCAAACTTTGTTGCTGCGTGTTCTCTGCGTTCGGCTTCTCGCAGTTTTGCGGTCAATTTATCGATTCTTTTTTGGACTTTCTTGCCGTAGTCTTGAAGTTCTTCTTGCTTTTCTTCTGCTTGTGTCTCTTCCACAACTACAAGCTTCTCTTCAGAGGATTCTTCGCCTACCTCTGTGATTACGGCGCCATCTTGTGGTAGTTCGACGTCAACAGCGGGGCCCGAAACATCCAGGTCCACCATTTTTTCTTCGTCAGTTCTTGTCAGTTCTTGTGCTGGCATGATTTGCTCCTCATGTTAATAGTTATGCAGAATTGCTTCTGGGTCTTCTACTTTAGCGATGATTTCATCGTCGTTAAGAATTTTTACTTCGCCGCCTTCTATATCAAAACGAGAACCGGCATATCGTCCAAACAACACCCAATCGCCATCTTCGCACCAAGGACCTGTTGGAAACTTCTGTTCGTCTTGGTAAGCCAAAGGGCCAACCTTTAATACATAACCGAGGACCGTGGACAATTGTTGTCGTTCCACTGTTTGTTCTGTGAGATAAATGCCGCCTTCTGTTCGAGTTTTTCCGCGATAGGGAAGAATGAGTATTCTCCACCCTGTTGGAGTAGGCAGTTGGCTTAATAAATCGGAGGAAAGTTTTTCTGGATTGAGTTTCTCCTCATCCGTTTTCTTTTGTCCAATTTTTTCGTAAGCTTTTTCTAAAGGCGCTTTACTAGCCTCTTCTTGCGCCCACTTCTCTTCAAGGGCGGTGGTGGCGTCACTCACAGTTTTATTCTCCTGATCTTTCTAGTAACGTATCTATTTCGGTCATAACATAAGACAAAGCTTCTGTCTGTCCGGTTAAATTGCGATAATGCTCCCAGTCTTTAACTTCGCCGTTAAGCATCATCGTTTGTACTCTTTCTTGCTTTTCTTTTACTATTTTCAATAGTTTATAAGCAAAATCTAAACTGTCAATAATTTCTCTCCTTTATCCGCCGTACGTGTTAAAAAAATCTGGTGGTAATCTATATCCGCTTTCTTCCGGTGGAGTTGTTGGTGGTTCTGGTAAACGCCTGTTTGGTGGTTGAGAATAAACGGAGCTTATTCCTGTGGGATATAGTTCTGCTGTGGACGTCGTTGGAATGTTGTAATTGTATCCCGAAGTGTCTCCTAAATTAAGCCCGGCAAGTCCTGTGCTCATTCCGGCGCCTGTTTCTGTTCCTCCGCTAAAAGGTGTTGTTCCCGCAAATTGGTTGGAGCCCATAATATCGTAAGGGCTCACCGATCCATAAGGATTTGAATACTCTGTGTACGGATTGTAAGAAGTAGGTACTGTAAAATCTCGGGTTGGGTCCGGAGTAGTTTCTCCGCCACCACCGCCACCTTGACTTTGCATTGCTGCGGCTATAGCTGAGTTGATTGCGCCACCTTCTCCCAAAGCTGCGTTAAGGGCGGCTTGTACAGAAGAATCAACGCCTTCTTGTCCTAAATATCCCGCGTCTGACATCAACGCATTAATCTGGTCCGCGGTCATGTAGCCAGAATCAAGTAAAGCTTGAATGTCTTCCATAGACATTCCTCCTTCTCCACTTTCTCCGCCTCCAAGAGCGGCTAGTGCATCAGCAATCATCTGCTGTACTCCCTCCGCTGTAATTCCTTCTATTGGATTACTGGCTAAATACTCAGAAATCATTTGATTAATTTCTTCTGGAGAAAGACCGTTTGCCAAGCCTTCATCAATCATTCTCTGGATTTCTTCCATTCCTGGAACTCCTGCGGTAGCATCAGCTATCATTTGTTGAATTGTTGTGATGTCCACGCCTTCCATTGGGTTGTTTTCCAGATAAGTGCCAATCATGCTCTGTATTTGCTCTGCGGTAAAACCTTCACCAAGGGCTTGTTCTATCCAGCTTTGTACTTCTTCTGCGCTTGCAAAACCCTCTTGGAGTCGCTCCATGGCATCAAGTTCGCCCTCTAGGCCAGCAAGTTGATTGGCTACAAGTTCTCTTATGGCGTCATCACTCATTTGGCCGCCCGTGACTTGTTTAATCATGTCCATAATCTGTTGCTCAGTCATGCCCTGCATTTGAGCGTTTGCAATCATATTGGATATTTGTTCTTGGCTTAGAAAACCAGAAAGGTCTGAGCTTGTTGCGTAATCAGAAAGATCCGGTCCACCTTGTTGTGCAATCATTCGCGCAATATCTTCTTCGCTTAAAATACCCGCGCCTCCAAGAGCCTGGTTTATGGCATCTTGTACTTGAGTGTTTGTTAGGAAGTCTGGAACGCCCATCTTTTGTAAAACACCGGCCTCAATACCGCTGGTGTCCATGCCTTGAAACAGTTCTTTTGCATCGGCAGCGGTCATAAAGTTACTAAAGTCTGGTTGGTTGCCCATAGCCGCATCAATCATGGCTTGGATTTCATCCTCTGTGGGGCCTCCTTGTCCGATATAGGTACGCGGTCCGTCGTCTTTTGCGGGGTCGTATAACGGATGACCAGGGCCAAACGGAATACCCCCAGGTGTTTTATTTATAATTTTTGCTGGTGTTGTTTTTGCCATTATTTCTTCTTAGCCTGTTCCATTTTTTCACGAGAAATAGATGCTCTCAGTGCTGCGATGTCTTCTTGGCTTCTCATCTTCTCTTCGTCGGTTTCTTCCCGCACGTTCATTTTTTCACGCTCAAGCTCCAGTTTCTCTTCAGCGATGCGTTTGTCGTCTTCGTTCTCTTGTGATCTTATCATAAGTTCTTGTTGTTTCAATTCTAACACGCCGTTGTCTTTTCCAGAAACATCCATGATCTGATTGATTCTAGGCATTATTTCTTCAAACAAATCAGCTTCAACTTGTGCTTTCATTTGTTCTCTTAGTGGATTAGGCGGCATAGGCTGTGGAGGCATTCCCCCTTGTTGTGCCATCATTTGTTGCTGCATCATCATTTGTTGTTCTTGTGCCAACTGTTGTTGCAGTTGTGGATCTTCCGCTGCCAATTGTTGTAACTGCTCTTCTGCAATTTGTTCCGCTTTAAACGCAATGTGTTGAAAAACATTGGAAAGCAGGCTTGTCGCCACCATGGGGTTCATTGTTGCCATGGGGTTTTCTAAAAACGCAATGTGCGATTCTATGTGTGCATCATGGTCTTGATCCGGAAACGCTTGTATGGGTGTGCCCATTAAAGCCGCCGCATTTTCTAAAGCCGGACTCATTGGTTGTGGTGGAGGCGGATCAGGCAGTAAAAGTGCTTCAATGTTTTGAGAACCCAGTGCCGTATACATTCTGCGATACGCTTCTTTTATGTTGTGGATTTCTGGATTGCTTTGCACCAGTTGTAGTTCTTGTTGCGCCAACGCAATGCGTTGTGCAAAAGAGAAAAAGTTTGGATCAGAAACCGGAATGACATCAACACGGTTATCAAAGTCCGTTTGTTTTATCATCTGGTCTCCACCGACAACCTGATAAGGGTACTCTGGCGGAAGAAACTCTGAGAAAACTCTGGCTAATATTCTAAATTCTGTTTTTTGGGCATAGTGCAATCGTTTGTGGACCGCGGACATGACCTTGGTCCCCTGTTCCATAAGCGCCAATGTTGTACCAACCGCCGCTTGTTCATTGCCTTCGCCCACTTGCATGTCTGAAATAGCCGCGAACCGCTGGCCGGCTTCAACACAAAAGCCCATTAACTGGAATAAAGTACCGCTTGGTTCTTTATAAGGAAGAGGCATCAAAGAATCTTTTAGTGCACCCCCTGGTGCGTCTACGTCTCTAAATTCTCCGGGTTCTAAAGGTGTCTCATCGTCTCTAATTCTTATGCCCCGGGCTTTAAAACCAGCCGGAAGGTTGGACAGGGTTCCTGCGTCAATGAGTTGCCTAAGTGCCGCTGTTGCAGTTCGAGAGAGACCACCGATCATGTGGATTAAGCCAAAGCCATAGAAACCCAGTCCTGGAAGAAACTTATAGTGTACAAAATAGGCAATTTTTCGCCTGAGTGGATCGTCTTCGTAATAGTTGCGTCGAATGGAAAGAACTTGGCTAGATGTTCTGTCCACTGTAATTATAAAAGGTAGGTGTAGACCATCCGGGTCTTCAAATCCAGGCATTTCCATGTTGACGTGAAACTCAAGAAGTTCATACATCATGTCGTTGCCCGAACCGCTGATGCCTTCGATCTCTTCTACTTTGTCTTGCGACACTGTTTGTGTGCTGGTGTACGCAGGCGTTACCTCAATGTCTCTATAAAATCCAGACAGTTGTTGGTTGCGTATATCATTGTAAGACATCTTCACTACGTGCGTAATTCTTGCACATGTTTCTAAATCACTCGCCGCATACGGCACCACCAAATCTTCAACAGGAACAAACTTACTGACGGCTCTTTGTAAAGACGGATCGTAATAAACTTTCTTAAATGCAGAACCGGCCAACGGAAGATAGAACAACAATTGATCCATTTCTGGTGTGTACTCTTCCATAACAGTTGTGATCTGATAGTTCATAAACTCACGAACTCGATCCGATTGGGCTTCCACTTCTGGTGTAGCCGTTCCCACAATGTTTGTTTTTACCGGTCCTTGAGCGGGCAGTAGTTCTTTAAAAGCAGAGGCTTGAAATTGTGTAACCGATTCGGCAAGGAGAGGGTGAGTGACACCGCTTGCGCCCGGAAACGGACGGTCGCGGTCTTCGTATTTAAACCCGAGAAGATCCAGTCCTTTGACATAGGCATCTTCCCATTCGTCACGAGTCATTCGATCTTCTTCAAAATCGCCCAATAATTGAGCAGACAAAGCCCCGAGTTCTCCTTCGTCTATGTATTCTGCAAGGTTTGCATCAAAAGGAATCATTGCCTCGACGTTCATCTCATCGGGCATAAAGTCAAGAACGGCACTGCCGTCTTGTCCAAAACTGACCTCTACATCGCTGTCCGTGGGCAACGGTGCTTCGATCTCGACTTCTTGACC